ATACGAAGAGAATACATATTGTTTTTCTTGTGAAGCTTATAGAAAAATAGATGATGATAATGTAACTTATATAAAATCATATGAAGGAAACTCTAATCCAATGGCAGCTATACAACAAAAATTTGAGTCAGATAAATTAAGGTACGGTCCTATCATAGATCGAAAGATAGATGTAGATACTTGCAGAAAGTACAACGTTAAGTTAGGAAGTATCAAAGGTAAGGAGTGCCATGTCTATCCTTATTATGATAAAGATAATAACGATCATGTCGTAAATAAAATAAGAATAGTAGATACAAAAGAATTTTACTCTGAAGGTGAACGAGGTAAGAAGACTGCTTTGTTTGGTCAACATTTATTCTCAGAAGCTGGTAAATATATTACTATAACAGAGGGAGAAATAGATTGTCTCTCTGCTTATCAGATGATGGGAAGTAAATGGCCTTGTGTATCTGTAAGGAATGGTGCTGCTTCTGCTGCTGGTGAAATCAAACATAACTTAGATTACTTAAACACCTATGAAAATATAGTTCTTTGTTTTGATAACGATGATCCGGGCCGTAAAGCTACCAAAGAAATAGCTAATCTCTTAGAGCCGGGTAAATGTAAGATCATGTACCTATCTAAGAAAGATGCTAATGATTATCTTATCAAAGGACAGACACAAAAATTTGTTCAAGCTTTCTGGAATGCCAAGACTTATACACCAGAAGGTATCCTTTGTGGTACAGATATATACAACATCCTATTTACTGAAGAGCATATAGAAAGTTATCCCTACCCTTGGGATAGTCTTAACAGTATGACTTATGGTATGAGGATGGGAGAGTTAGTACTTGTGACTGCTGGTAGTGGGATAGGAAAGTCCAGTGTTATGAGGGAGTTATCTCATTATCTAATGACAACGGCTGATCAAAAGGTAGGTTGTTTATTCCTTGAGGAATCAGTACGTACTACAAGTAACGCTATCTTATCCATTGAAGCTGATAAGAAGTTTCATATCCCTGCTTCCGATACTAATCCTTGGACAGAAGATGAACGTAAGCAAGCCTATGAAGACATGCATCAATTAAAGAATGCTATCTTCTGGAATCACTTTGGATCTACTAACTTAGATAACTTACTCAATCGTATCAGGTACATGGCAAAGGGATTGGATTGTAAATATATAATCTTAGATCATATCTCTATTATAATATATGACTTAGCTGATGAACGTAAAGCTATTGATGCAGCCATGTTAAAGTTACGTACTCTTGTACAAGAATTAAACATTCATCTCATGGTAGTCTGTCATCTTAGTAGACCTAGTGGTACTGGACATGAGGAAGGAGCAAGTGTATCTTTAAAAGAACTAAGAGGTTCGCATAGTCTTGCTCAACTACCTGATATGATCATAGCTTTGGAAAGAAATAACCAAGCTCTTAGTGAAGCAGAACGTAACAGAACTTTAGTTAGGATATTAAAGAATAGATTCTCTGGTGAGACAGGACCATCCACTATGTTCTACTGGACAAAAGAAACAGGAAGGTTGACAGAAGTACCGTTAGATGATAGTCTTCCTGATAACGCAAATGATGACGAGTTAGGAAGTCTTCATGATGATAGAGAATTTGATTAAGGATAAACAAGTTGTTATTATTGACATTGAAACTGATGGGTTTCTTGATACCGTTTCTACCATTTTCTGTGTAGTATGTAAGGAATATCCATCTGGAAAAGTACGTGTATTTAAAGGTGATGAATGCTATAATGAATTGCTAAGTTATATTAATAAAGACTTAGTACTGGTAGGTCATAATGTATTGTCTTATGATCTTAGAGTCTTTAGTAAGCTTCTTAAGTATCGGCATAGTGTTACTAATACTATTGATACGCTACTTCTATCACAACTATTCAACCCGATCATCGAAGGTGGACACTCACTCGCATCTTGGGGAACAAGATTAAAGTTCCCTAAGATGGAGTCTCCAAATTTTTCTTATCTCTCAGATGAGATGATTGAATACTGTATCAATGATGTTGAATTAACCTATAAAGTATTTGAATATTTATCCCAAGCCATGTCTAAATTTTCTGATGGTAGTATACAAAGAGAACATTCATTCAGATATCTTATAGATAATCAAGAGAAGCAAGGGTTTTATTTTAACTTACCGTATGCTACAGAATTTCTAGCTGTTCTTACTGATGAGCTAATTAATATTGAGAATGAATTGCAAGAAATTTTTCCACCTACGGTAATTGAATTAAAGACTAAAACAAAATACGAACCTTTTAATCCCGGCTCTAGGAAACAAATAGCAGAACGTCTAATAGAAAAAGGATGGGAACCTAAAGAGAGAACTAAGAAAGGTAATATAATAGTTAACGAAATAGTTTTGGAATCGGTAGAGATACCAGAGGCACAAAGCATTAAACGTTATTTATTATTACAGAAAAGAATATCCCAAATTAAATCTTGGATTAAGTTCTGTAATCCTAATACATCTAGGATACATGGAAGAGTTATGACTTTAGGAACTATCTCTACTCGTTGCAGTCATAATAATCCTAACGTTGCACAGACTCCTGCTGTATATTCTCCTCATGGATTGGAGTGCCGTACCTGTTGGACTGTGCCTGACACTAATCAATATAGTTTATTAGGTTGTGATGCTTCTCAATTAGAATTAAGAATACTAGCTCATTATATGAAAGATGAAAAATATATAGATGAGATTCTACATGGAGATATTCATACATCTAATCAACAGATGGCTGGTTTAGATAACCGTGAACAAAGTAAGAAGTTTATTTATGCTTTGATTTATGGGGCTGGTCCAGCTAAGATAGGAACTATAATAGGACAAACAACAGGGAAAGGAAAACTGATACGTGAAAAATTTTTAAGGAACGTCCCGTCCTTGCAGTCGTTGTTGACAACAGTGAATGACTGTGCTACAAGGACGGGGAAGCTACGAGGCTTGGATGGTAGATACCTAAGAGTACGTAGTTTACATGCCTCTTTGAATGTTCTTATTCAAGGTGGTGGAGCAATCGTTTGTAAAGAATGGTTAGTTCAGATTATGAAAGGCATACGGAAACAAAACATAGATGCAGTACCTGTCGCTAACATCCACGATGAAATTCAATTTGAAGTTCGTAAGGATCAAGCTGAACAGCTAGGACAGATAACTAAGCAAGCTATGAAATCTGTAGAAAATATACTTAATTTGAATTGTCCACTTGACAGCGATTACAAAGTCGGCTATACATGGGCTGACACTCACTAAAGAAACTAAACTTTATCATAAAACTTAATCATAATATATAAGGAGTTAATAAGTTATGGCAGTACTAAAAGGAAAAGGATATTGGGCAAAGTTGGATCGTGCCGTTAATTCTTTTGATCCTACTAAACCGCGTTGGTCCATCGATATTTCTTTAGATAAAGAAACTAAAGCTTATATCGAAGAGCTTGGTATTCCGGTCAAGAATAAAGGGGAAGATCATACACCTAGTGGTGACTTTGTAACTTTCCAAAAAGATAAGTTCCTTTCTAATGGGCAGGAACTACCCAAGCCTCGCTTAATAGATGCCAAGAAGAATGATATTTCTGGTACTCTTGTAGGTAACGGATCAATGGTAAAGGTATCCTTCTATCCAAAGGAATGGAAGTATGCTAATCGTCAAGGTGTACGAGGTGTTCTCAAGGACGTTCAACTCTTAGAACTTGTTGAGTATGTACCCAAAGACGAGTTTGAAGAGGAAGATGGTTACGTCTCTCCTAATCCTCTTCCATCAAAGATGGATGAAGCTTCAGAAAATTCTACTGATTTAGAATTTGACTAAGCTTTAAACCTTTAACCGAAAGGACTATACCCATGAACAAATTAAAAAATCTTGTGCCTGACTTAGAAGAAATGTTCTATGCCGGTAGACAACCTTCTGATGAAGACCTAGATGTATTTGCTCGTGATGTCCTTTCGGTTATAAAGGACTCATTCAAACCCAGAAATCTAACTTCAAAGGAAGCTTTACGATTCTCTAGTATAGGTAGACCTGATAGACAACTATGGTATACTTATAATAAACCAGACATAGCAGAAGAATTACATATGTCTACTCGTATTAAGTTTATGTATGGAGATTTAATTGAACAGTTATTAGTACTGTTAATTAAAACAGCAGGGTATGAAGTTACTGATAGGCAAGCTGAAGTTACAACAGATGGGATTAAAGGTCATACAGATGGGAGAATCGATGGTGTTCTCGTTGATTATAAGTCTGCTTCTCCTTTCTCATTTAATAAGTTTGTAACTGGACAAATATTTAACGATGATCCTTTTGGTTACATCGCACAACTATCTGGTTATGCAGATGGTGAGGATGAAGCTGCTTGGGTTGTAGCTAATAAAGTATCAGGACATATACACGTTCTAACTTTAGATTCTATGGAGATGATTAACTTTAAAGATAGAGTTAAAGAAGTTAAAAGTTTTGTAGAAGAAGATGCTCCACCTGATAAATGCTATAGTGATAAACCTGATGGTGAATCAGGTAACCGTAAGCTTGCTATTGGATGTATGTACTGTGACTACAAGGTAGACTGTTGGAAGGATGCTAACGACGGTAAAGGATTAAGGAAGTTTGATTATAAAAATGGTCCTAGATTCTTTACTAAGGTAGTTAAAGAACCTAATAAAAATATTCAAGAAGTTAAACTATGAGTTATAGAAGTAATGCTGAACAAGAATTTGCTAATGACTTAACAGGTAAAGGTGTACAGTTTCAATATGAAGAATTTAAATTACCTTATGTTATCTCTAAGCATTATAACCCTGATTTTTTTCTTATCGACTACGGTTTCTTTATAGAATATAAAGGATATTTTAAATCAGCGGATAGGAAAAAACATCTTTTAATTAAACAACAACATCCACACATTGATCTAAGATTTATATTTCAAAATGCATCTAATAGATTAAATAAAAGATCAAGGACAACCTATGGAGATTGGTGCGATAGATATCAGTTTTTATGGGCAGAAGGTTCTATACCGAAACAATGGATAAGAAAAAAGAAAAAAATAAAAGTATAATTCATTATGAATATGAACGGGTTAGACATAATCAAAATTTTGATTATTATTTCCCTTCTGTCACTAGTATAAGTAATGTTATCCTTGATCCTACAGTAGATGAACATCAACAATCTTCACCAGAAAGATTACTATTTCTCTCTGTTATTTACCAAGGTATTCTTGATGCGAGTAGAGAAGAACTACCTAATGAATCTGACTTAATTAAACGCCAACGAAAAGAAGCAATCAGTTGGTTCTTCGATAATAAATATATTGACGATCTAGATGAGGTATGTTATCTAGCTGGGATTAATCCTAGTTGGCTAGTCCGTATTGTCAAACAAATTCTAGACGGTGACTTAGCTTTTGACCGTAAACGTATTAATGTTCTTATAAATTCAACCGATAATTAGGAGTAACTAATGAAACAAGTTTCTTTTCCTTTCCTTTTGGAAAAGGATTCGCCTGTTAATTCCCCCTCTCATTATACACATAGTGGATTAGAATGTATCAAAGCTATTGAAGCAGCAACGGGGGATGGGTTTGCAGATTATTTACAGGGAAATATTATTAAATATATATGGCGTTATAGATATAAAAATGGAGTAGAAGATTTAGAGAAAGCATCTTGGTATCTTAATCGATTGATAACTATTTTAAAAGCGGAGAACTAATTTAATGTATGGACCAAAAGTAAAAGCATGTGATAATCTACATGCTCAAAAATATAGATTACCAAATGAATCCTTTGAAGAATCTATGCATAGAGTATCAGCTACTTTAGCAGATGATGAAGAGCATAGGTCACAAGTAAAAGAAATATTATTGCACCAAAGATTTATAGGTGCAGGAAGAATACAATCAGCAATGGGGAGTCCTAGAGATGTTACAGCCTATAACTGCTTTGTATCAGGCATTATCGAAGATAGTATGCAGTCTATCATGGAGAAAGCTACACAAGCAGCAGAAACAATGCGCCGAGGTGGCGGTATTGGTTATGACTTTAGTCATATACGTCCTAGTGGTGATAGGATTGTTAGTCTTGGCAGTTCCGCTAGTGGCCCTGTTTCTTTTATGCACATTTATGATGCTATTTGTAGAACTATTGTATCGGCTGGTCACAGACGAGGAGCTATGATGGGAGTGTTACGGGTAGACCATCCTGACATTGAAGAGTTTATCAGGTCTAAACGTAACGGTCATGCTTTAACTAACTTTAATATTTCTGTTGGTGTTACTAATGAATTTATGAAATGTGTCATGAACCAACAGCCTTTTGATTTAAAGTTTAATGATCAAGTATATACACAGATAGATGCTAATGCTCTTTGGGATGAGATTATGCGTGCCAACTGGGATTGGGCAGAGCCGGGTGTATTATTTATTGATCGTATTAATGAAGACAATCCCCTTGCTTATTGTGAAACAATCGAAGCAACTAATCCTTGTGGAGAACAACCACTTCCACCTTATGGTGCTTGTCTATTAGGATCGTTTAACCTAGTTAAGTATACCTCTATTAATAGAGTAGGTAGTAATCTTAAATATACTTTTGATTATGATCAGCTATCTAAAGATATTCCACCTATTGTCAGAGCTATGGATAATGTAATTGATCGAACTAATTATCCTTTACCTCAACAAGCTATAGAAGCTACACAGAAAAGACGCATGGGATTAGGTGTTACAGGTGTAGGTAATGCTATTGGTTTAATGGAGATGAGGTATGGTAAAAAAGAATCCTTATCTTTTATTCGTAGAGTATTAAGAACAATAGCTTATACTGCTTATGAAGCTAGTTCAGATTTAGCAGCAGAGAAAGGTAGCTTTCCTTTATATGAAGTAGGGATGTATTTTGAAAAAGGTGGACAGTTTATTCAACGATTACCTGATGCAGTAAAAGAAAAGATTCTTGTACAGGGAATAAGGAACAGTCACCTTATGTCTATAGCTCCTACTGGAACTATTAGTTACTGTGCTGATAATATATCCAGTGGATTAGAACCTGTATTTGCTCATGAAGTAGATCGTACTGTGATGGGAGAAAATGGTCCTTCCATAGTTAAACTAAAAGATTATGTATGGAATTTTCATAATATGAAATGTGAAACAACAGAAGACTTAACTGTTGAAGATCATCTTAATATGCAGATAGCTGCTCAACCTTATATTGATAGTGCTATCTCTAAGACTATCAACGTAGGAGATAAAGTAACGTTTGAAGAATTTAAAAATATTTATACTGATGCTTGGAAAGGCAAACTCAAAGGAGTAACAACTTTTAGATTAGCTGGTAAGAGATATGGTATTTTAAATAAATCAGAGCCAGCTATAAAGGATGAACCTGATGGGGCAGCTTGCTTCCATGATCCAGAAACAGGAAACAAATCGTGTGACTTATGAGAAATGTAAGAAGAAGTTATTTATAGGGGTAAGTCTACAGTTATTAGTATTCTTTTATTTTCTATATCTTATTAAGACTTACCCTTCATAACTTTTGACATTGCTCTACTACCAAACCAGAATGAAAGTACGGCTGCAAATAGTCCTTGGGTATTTGTATTCCAAATACTATCTATTATATGAGGCTCAACTAAACTAAAGATAACAGAAACTTCTACCCCTACAAAAGTAAAGAAGAAGAAATAGGTGATGACAGGGCGAACTGAAGCTCTTAGTGCTGATATAAAACCATTCTTAGTTTTTAAAGATTGATCATGTTTATATAGAGATTTTAATTCTTGTATCTCTGCTTTTAGATCAAGCTCCTTTAGTTTATTCTCTGTCATTACCTTGGCATACTTAGCCTTGGCTTCATATAATTGTAATTCAAATTCATGGTCTTGTTGCTTGCGGAAGTACCCAACTATTTCTGGAACTACACCGCTTGCAAATCCTAATAAAGAACCTATAAGTGAAATCATTATTCTACCTCTGAAAACATATCTAATAAATTGTTTTGATATAACGCTAGGGTTGTATACAAACGGCTAAGAGATACAGAACCCATGATATGATTATCACATCTCCCACTCTCATTAAACGTTATAACCATAGCTCCTGTTATATCACTGTCATTCCTAATTTTTTCTGTAACTTGATCCATATTTTCTAATACAAAGTTATGTAAGTCTTCTCTTTCTTTTTCACTGATAGGAGAATCTTCTTGCTTTGTATGTAAAGTTTTATTAAAAGGTATTACATTATCTATAGTATCATTCATTAGCATAGTTCCCTATAACTGTTTCTATTTTAGGCCAAGGTTTATAATTAGAACTTTTAAATATAGAAGGAACTACACCTCTTCCATATACATTTAAGTCCATATCTACTTGATCATCTCGTTGAAGAAGAGATTCAAAGTCTTGTGCTAAAGCTAGTAACTCTCCTGTTGTATAAAAGATATCTTCTTTATTAGTCTTTTCATTTAGTATACCAATCTTTAACCATTTCTTTTTATCATACATATCCCTTTCTTCTAGATCTTCCGGTATACCATCATAACAACAATCCATTCCAAAGATATGAAATTCTCTGAATCCTAATGTATGAGTTATTCCTATAGTACGCATGGCAGAACAAGTACCTCCTGTAATAAGTTGAGTATCTTTTAGTTCTTCCATCTCCATAAGAGCATTAGTAAATGCATGCCATCCTATAACAGTAGCACCGTTGTCTACTAAATGTTTTGTTACTTCTGTATTAGTCATACTAGCAACAAAGTATTTAACATCGGGATGAGGTTTATTTAATAAATCTTTACGTACAATACCATGTGTAGATACACCATCAAAGGGACGAGGATCAAGTATAACACAACCCCAAGGTATAATATCATTCTCAATTAAAAGATTATGAGAGTGTTTAACACAAACAACTTTAGCTCCTTCATCTTGAAACTTACGTATGTCTTCTATGTTTTCTATTAGAGATGGACCAGCAGAAGCTAGAACAATCTTACCGTCATGCCAATGACAACGCTCTACCATTCCACTAAACATTTCTAAATTCTCACGCACATTATTTTGTATGTTATCAGGCGGTACACAATCTCTAGGCTGTACTTGTACCGGGACTTTACGTGTATCAGGTGGATTAGTTAGATCCGGTTCATTTAATATAACAGCTAAGTTAACTAGTCCACCACCTGTTACTCTGTCTCCTGTACTGATTATAAGTCTACGCTGTAGCCCGACACGTAGAGTTCCACCTACTTCTTCATAGATTTCATTAACGCCCATAAATTCTGGTGGTGGTAATTTCCCGTTATCATCTTCTGTATAATAATCATCCATAACAATGACAGGAATATCCTTACACATTTCATAATCACTACGTATAGTTTCAGTAGAATGTCCACCGTCTATGAAAACAAAATCAGGTTTTATATTATATAGATTACATAAGCTATCATCTTTTAATATCTTTAATTTTTCTTTTGAATCTCCTTGCATTAAATAATATGTAAAGGTCTTACCTTTCTTTTCATATTCTTTAGCTAGATCAATAAGTTTTAATTCGACAGATCGTTTAGTATAATGATGCTTAACATTAAACTCTTCTTTATCTGTTTGTTCATTAGCTTCTTCAAATAAATCTATGCCTGTATAATGAACTGTATCGTTTACTTCAAAAGCTGAATGGATCATAGCACAAGCTGTATCCCCATTCCACGTACCAATTTCTAAAATGTTCTTACGTTCATAATGCTTTACCATAGCACATAAATCTATATACCTACTAGCTTTATAGTTTATGTTAGCTCCTGTCTGTAAATATTTTTTATTACCTTTAAGATGTACAATATAATTACCAAGAGGAGACATATCAAAAGCATCTAAGTCTTCACATTCAAAGGTAAGGTTTCTAGTTATTAATCCATGTCGTTCATGTAACAATCTAAGCCTATCGAATACATAGTTATCAGCAAAGCATTGTAACTTTAAAACTTCATCAGTGTTATAGAAACTAATGAAGTCATCCATAAATACTTCAACAACATCATTTAAATTATAGCTAATAAAAGAAGAACAAGTAGCATACGCATTCTTTCTACCAAGGAAAACAATATCTGGTACTTGATCTTTATCATCATGTATTGCATCTAACAGTTCATGGGTAATAGGTTCATATGTTACACTATCTGCATCTAACCATATCATCCAATCTGATTTTAATTCTTTTATCTTTTGATATGCCATGTCTTGTGCATAAACTTTATGGCTAAACTTTACTGCATCCATATAAAAATTATAAGGAGCATTAGGTCCACCATTCCCATCAAATTGTTTGTTCCTTTCTTTGAACATAATTAAATCTTCATTATCTAATAGATCAAAGTACTGAATGTTATCAGCTTGAGGAGCATCATCGGGTAATGGATACCCATCACAGTAGCATAAAAGATTTATATCTTTAGGCCAAAACTCTATAAAACTTTTTAGAAATCTTTCACCATAAGTTTCCCATTGACTTATAGGAAAAGAAGTAATGACAGTATATTTCATTTATCTATTCCATTAAATGATTAAGAATAAAATTCTTAGGTATGCTATTAAGATAGTCTATCCATACAGCGGCATAGTCACAATCTTTATATTCTTCAAACCAAGGTCCACCCTTTGTATAATGAATAGCTTTTGGTTGAACAGTTTTAGTAGTAACACTAGGAACAAAGTTCCATTCAACAGGTAAAGATCCAATGTTATTATTAGTAGTCCATTTAAATTTATGGAGATAAGAACCAGTACTTAAGTTAACTGCTTTATGATCTAACTTCTTAACGTCAGGGTGATTTAAATTAAACAGCATAAGAGAAGACCAAAGTTTTTTAGTGTACCTTGTTTGTATAACGTTATCCATTTTGTAACGTTCGTCTTCTGGTGGAACCCAATTAAATTTTACACACATAACAGAATACTTATCATCTGCTAAGTCAAATAATTTATTTATATTTTCAAGGAAAACAAAATCAGAATCTACAAACAAAGCCCAACCATCCTTATGCTGCATACGACACAGTTCAGGAGTAAGGAACCTAGAGAAAGCAAACTCAGTAGAGAAAGGTTTACTATCTATGGTATCAAAGTACTGTCCCTTTTCAGATATAAATGCTTTTCTATAATAAACATTTTGATGCTGAAGTTCTTTTTTATTTATAAACTGAATAGATATATCTTCTTCGTTAACAGAAAGATTAGATATTATACTATACTTACAGACAATGGAAGCCAGCGACTCACGAGGATCGTGTCCAATAAAAATATGTTTCATAGTGTGATTATTTATTTAATAGTTATTACAACAACATAACAAATATTAAAGCATAGATAAATTATATGCAAATAAAAATTTATCTTTTGCTTATTAATCCTAGTCGTTCTTGTACGGCAGGAGTAACTAAAGGACGCGCTGCTTTACGTATACGTTTATGTAGTACAGCAGGATCAACCTTACCTCGTAATTCAACAGCTACTCTATCACGCAGAGTATCAGCTAATACGTTAACAATTTTATCCGGCCTACCTTCTTCTATAGCTTCTCTGTTTAACTCACGTATTTCATCATATAGATCAGCAATATCTTCTTGCGTATCTCTGTAACTTTTCATATCCCCTTTACTATAATATTGATTAGCTTTGGCAATACTCCTAGCAAGTCTACTTAGATAACGATCTTGTACTCCTTTCATTTCACTTTGCATATGTTTAGCATAAGCATCTACCATACGTGCTTGCGAAATAGTAGTAGGAGTAAACCCTACACCAGCCTTTAAATTCTCCCAAGAACTTAATTGTTCACCGGGCATCAGTACTCTTCCTTGCGAAGTACGTACTGGAGTATCTTCTATAATCTCTCGTCTAGCAGCATCCGTAGCATTTCTAATTCCTAAAGGAAGTAGCGAAGTAATAAACGTTGCCCAATTTGGATCTAGTCCTGCTGGTGAAGAGTTATACATACGTGTAAGTGCATCCCCTGTTAATCCCAAAGTAGGTCCACCAGCTACAGCTAAGTCTCCCATTATAAGATCAGTAGGAATAATTTCTCCTACCCCTACACGTTTATGTAAATCAATTCCTGTTAGACCTTTAAACCAACCGTGCATCATAGAATCAGTTGCCCATCCCGGCATACCTAAGTCTGCCATAATACGCCGTGCTTCT